CTCGTTCGCCAGATCTGGGACATAGGTCTGCTCGTCAAGGCTGCTGTCCTGTGGCGATGTTGGTAGCGGGAAGCCCAAGCGTAAACCCTTAGCGTTCCACTCAGCCATCATAGCGTCAAGTTTCCTGAGCGCGCTCTGTAGCTGCTCTGGGGTCAAGTCAAAGACGTATGACGCTAAACCAACCTCCTCGAAGGCTTGCTCAATGTACTGGCGTTTAGTCCATCCCATTCTTTAGCGCCTCTTCAATGCGTTCTAAAAGCTTATTGTCTGACGTTCTGCCGTCAAACTTCAATCCCAGTTCATTAGCCTTGTGCTCAAGCTCAACCCGGGTCACTGGGGCATTGTCTGCCGGGACCGGATCAACTTCAACTTTAATTTCTGTCTGCTTCGGAGTTATTGCCTCACTCATCGTGAGGTGCCAACCGTCTGCGAGCTTGCCGTCCAACTCCTCCTGAGTCTTGACGCCAGCCCATGAATATGTCTTGCCTTCCGGTCCGTACTGACTGCCGGGGGACTTGTATACCAGTGTAGGTTCAAACATTATTTCTTCTTAGCCCTTTTCTTAGCGGTCCTAGCGGTGCTCAGTGCAATCGCAATGGCCTGCTTCTGCGGCCTTCCTGACTTCATCTCGGTCTTAATGTTCTTTGAGATGGTGCCCTTAGAATAACCCTTTTTCAGCGGCATATCACGCTCCTAAAAAGAAACGAGGGGCCGAAGCCCCCCGCCATTTTTTACACCTGTCCGAACAACATGATTCCAGACATTTCTGGCTGCTTGTTCACTACACCGAACAACGTGTCGCACCGATACTTGGTGGTCATCGTGTTGATGTCGTAGAACTTCTGCATAACCAGCTCAATGCCGTTATCAGTGGTTCCGCGCATTACCGCAGTGCCTGCGTCAGAGGGTACAGCGTACCGTCCGGGGAGCAGTTCCAAAGCGTCACGCTGCCAGAACGGGTTTGCGTAGGCAGTGGTCGTGTTCAAGAACACAATCGCCGCAGCAGCCGCCGGGGTAACGATACAGTTTTGGTACTGAGCCGAGGCATCAGATGCTACTTGGTTTGAGATGATCCCGGGAGAGATCACCATCGTCGTACCGTTAGTCACCGAGATAACTCGGAACGTCTTCAACTGACCAGTTGACTGCTTAGTGATGTGATGAACGGCTTCAACACCAGCGATTGTGAACGCGTCACCAGCGGCTACGTTAGTAGTGCTAGAAACAGTTACAGTCTGGTATCGATTATCGACGTTGATCTGACCACCAACCGCGGTGCTAGTTGCAGCAGGAACGAGGTAGTTCGTAGCGGCATTTTGCGTGTCGATAGTGATCGCACCGCCGCCAGCAGCAGCAGTGATTCGGTTAGCGTAGTCAAGCTTCAACGTATCAAAGCCAGCTACCATGCCAACACGGCTGCGCTCATAGGCTGAGTCAGACTTTTCGTTGCCGAAAGATCGTGAAGCCTTAGACAGATCGTTTGCCATACCGTTGTAGTCACGGCTAGACAAAGCCAAAGTCCGCTCGTAGTCGGGCACACCCTGCTCGTTCATGATCGCGTCAGCTTGTGCAACGTCATCATAGCCAGTAGCAGCAGCAGTCCGCTTAACAACCAACGTGCCCTGCAAAGCAGCAACATTCATAATTGCTACGTTGATGTCAGAGGCAAGCTTGTTCTTAGCAGACGCACCGAGTCGGTCTTCTTGCAAAGCGTCACGCAATTCCAGAGCGTTCAAAGTGAACGGTACTGACTTGCTGAAGCCAATGGTAGAAGGCACTGCCAACTGAGTGAAGTCTTGGTAAGACGCTGAGATGTCAACACCGGGTGCTGCATCGATTGAGGTGCCGATGTAAGGCTGAGGGCGCCAGATAACGTCATTGGTGCGCTCCATCATTACCTGATCGGTGGTGTAAACACCAACGTTTCTGCTTAACACTAATGCATCGTGGAAACCTTCCAAGATGTTTTCGAACGCTACGCGCTCTTCTTTACTAAACGAATTAGCCATGATTGGCTCCTTTTAATTTATTTCGCCGCTCGCTTCTGCGCTCGTTTGTAGGCCATGACCTTATCCATGTTACCTGTCTTCGAGGCTTCTTCTCGCAGCCGTTCTAGGGTTGAGTCCACAGACCCGCTCGATGGTGCCGTTGCCGATACCGTTCTCTCGGGCTGTGTTGCAGCCTTGCGATTTCCAATCTTCAAATTACTCTCCAATTTTGCCACCGCAAAGGCAAACTTTACGGGATCGTCTATTGCAGCAAGCTCTTTAGCCTTCTTGGGGTTCTTACCCAAAGCGTAAATCACTAGCGCAGGGTTCTCAGCACCTTGAATTACAACGCCCTGTTGAACTACGTTAAACATCTGCTGCGCGACTTCCTCAGCATCGTCATAGTCCCTGACCTTTAACTTGGTCTTGGCCTCAACGTAACCCTCCAGCTTCGCGTTCCAAGCCTGTTGCTGCTCCTCTTCGGCGCGGCGGACTTGGCCCTGCTGATCATCGACGAGTCTTTTACGCTCGTACCAGTCAGCCAGCGACTGCTCGTATTTCTCGGTGTCGTAATCTAAAGCTTCAAGATTCGGCTTCGGTCCCAAGTTAACAACTGGATTGGTCTCAGTTGACTGGCTTACCCGGCTCTCCAATTCTCGATTACGTTTCTTCAACTCCCTGTGTTCGCGTCTAAGCTCTCGGACCCATTCGGGTGCGGCTTGCTCTTCTTGAGGCGGCGGTTCCTCACCGTCAATGGATACGACTATTTCGTCAGGCTCTTCTGAGTCTGCTTCTTCTTCAGGCTCACCCTCATCGAATTCATCGATGGCTGCGTCCTCAATCTCAAGCTCCTCTTCAACGTCCTGCTCTTCTTCGTATATCTCCTCGACTTCTGCCATTTTGTTTGATCCCTGTTAACTCACCCAAGTTCTCGGCTGGGCGGTTGCCGTAACCCAATTATCACCCTTGTGCAAATTATTTCAACTATTTACATTAAAGGGGTTGTTATCTTACCAGTAAGATGCGATACTCTCTTTGTCGTCGGGGTTCGGCGGCACTTAACCAGCAAGGAGATACATATGGAACTCAAGCAAGAGATTTTTTGGCAAACACAAGCTCGGGGCAGTGATGACGCCGAGTATCAGATCTACCTCAACTGCGCCAACGATGGTGACGGTATCGACATCACCACTGGCGCACCACTTAAAACATATGACGAGTGGATCAACTCTTAATCAACCAGCAAGGAGCAATCATGATCAACCCTAGCAACTGGCACAGCGATTACATAAAACTGTGCAAAAACCGGCCCATTGAGTCACTTCGGTACGTCATCGATGATTGTCGAGCCGCGATCAAAGCTTTCCCTGACAACGTCAAGTCTGGACAGTATCAGGACGAGATTCATTACTGTTTCACGGAATTGAAACGTCGAGAAATTAATAACTAGGGGCTTAACGCCCCTTTTCGGCTCTTAGCCAAGACTTTTGGAGATACAGATGGATTTAACACCCAAGCAAAACGCGTTAGCCGATGAATGGCTGACGCTATGTTCTCAGTCGTACATTCGTTACGGCACCAAGGATTACGATGATCTGGTGCGAGCTATGAAATCCAGCCGGGTATCAAAGGTCGTGCAGAAATTTGTAATCAGTACCCTAATCGACGCAGAAGCTTTTCATCTATCGGAACAGTCCGCTGACCAAGCCTAGCGGTGTACGCATCTTTTGAGTCGATGTAGTCTGGCCTAGACCTTGGAAACAGTTGCGGCATCATGTCCTGCGCCGTTAACGGTCGATCTATCCTGCCCAATCCCTCACCGCTCAGAGACGTATTGTAGGTGGTGTGAGGACCGCGTGACCTACCACCCGACATGATACCTACGTTTTCAATCTGCATTAGGCTAGGCATGTCAAGCTGCTCTGGAGCCGTAATGATCATACGCATTTCGGTGTTGGTCAAAGCGCCATCGACTTTCTTGATCCCGCCTTTTATTTGTTTCGGGCTTGGATTTGCCACCATGTTAAATACATTGTTGATGGTTTTTCTCTGCGGACCACTTAATCCAGCTAAGTAATTATCCATGTCTGGCGCATCGATGCCGGGGAAGTCAGGTATTGGAACCTGATCATCGCCCTTGGGTAGCTGACTATCACCGCCCTTTTTAATCAACCGCTCAACGTACTGTTTGTTCTTTTTGTTCATGCTGCTCTGGGAGTATCGCATGTGAGCAGCGGGGGCCATCGTTGGAAAATCCACTGACGTTGTTGCCATATTCATAGGCAGTACGATCATGTCACCACCACGATTTAGTACGGTGGATGCTCCGCCGGTATCCAACGCCCAAACCTCACCGGGGTTGTTGAACATATAGTTCTGGCCACCCTGCAAAGGTAACGGCTCGTTAAACTCAACGCCCCGAGCGCCATAAATTACGTCACCCGCTGGGGTTCTGTCGGTCATAGTTACCAGTGCATTCTTGCCCTCGTAATCTGCCAAGCTAATCGCCGGTTTTTCAAACTGAACCCGTTCCGCGTCAATGGTCATTTCTTCCATCTTGGGCTGCATGAACTTTCGATCATCCATCTCAGGTATGGCACCGGGCCGCTCGACACCTCTCGGCAATTGTATCCTTGGAACGCCCATTGCTAGTGATCCTACCGGCGCTGTACCTGCTGCTGATCCACCCGTAACGCCTAGCGCGAAGTCCAAAGCCTCTTGCTCTGGGTCAAAGTCTGACTGGGTCAAGGCTCGTCCCGGAGCCGTGAACACGTTCATCATCTCAGCTAGTGGCAGTGGTAGAGCGAACTCTCGCTCGCCACCGGGCACATCACGCAGAGGCAGCATTGAGAATCGACCCTCCATGTCCAGCGGCCTTGAGAATACCGAATCTTCAACATCAACCGCCTCTGCTGGACGCTTGATCGGACCCCGAGGCGTCATCATGTAGTCTTCGGTTTCTTTGTTCAGGATCGTCTGACCTAGAATCTGCTCTGATAGCTCGCGCATTGAAGCCATTGTTAGGTTTCCTCTTGGTAACTTTGCGAGGTGTCTTCGCCGGTCATCCTAGCAAGCATAGCAGCCGCTGCCGGTATCGCTATGCCGTACTTCTTGGCAATGGTGATCAGTCGGTCATCGAATATGACGTAGTTCATAGAACGCTTGTCAGGGGTCTTGTGCCGGGTGAATGCGTCAGCGTACCGAATGCCTTTGATGCCTTTTTCTTGTAGCTTCTGTGCGGCAGTTATCGCTCCAGATGGATCAGACATTGGGTCAGACAATGCTTGTTCGTATTTTTTATAGGCCACAGAACCAGTTGGGCCAGTGTGCATTAATACAGGTTTATTAGCCGCGCTTAACGCTTCTTCAACGGTCGCCGCCGCTGGAAACTGACCAACAGAATATTTGTAACTAGGATTTGAAGATCCTGTTTCTGTTACGTCTTTAGCGGTAAAGTTGGGCTTAGGCGGTGGATCAAAGTTGAACGCTTGCTTGACTAGCGCGCTTTGTTCTGCCATCGGCTGATCCCAGTCAATCAGCTCATCAGGCTCTACGTCGAGGTTGACTTCGTACATGCTGCCGCCAATGACAATGTCATCCGGACTCATGTTTTCTAAAGCCGCCAAGTCTTCATCGTAGTCTTTTAATCTTTCCTCTCTTATCGCTGGATCAATGTTTTCAGCAGCCCTTTTCTTTTGTTGCTTTAAAGAAGTTATTGCTAACTCTTTTGCTTCTTTTGGAGACAATTTTTTGTTATATCTGACCTCACGCTCAATCGCGGACAAGGCGCGATATTCTGGACCTTCTAGTTCATTATAGCCACGGCCTTTATGCGTTGGGCTTGGCTTTCTCGATGCGAGAGCGTCACGGTAGCCCCTAGCAACATCCTCACTCTCAGCAAAATACAAGCCCTGACCGTAAGCTTGAGCGCCCTCGCCAGTGCCTATCTGCTCAGTGCTGAACCGATCAAAGCTGTGCGGTGAGCCGTGGTATGCCTTGATCCCTTGCCTTACCTGAGACGCAGCAGGCAGGAACGGTAGCGCACCGGCAGCGGTCAGTAAGTAATTAGGTAAGTTTCTGGACTCAGGGTCGCGCATATACATGTCAACGTCAGCCGCTAGGCCGGTGACATCACCAACCCCCGGCACGAACATCGTTGACATTGCCGCAGCGTCTAAAGGTGATATTTCACCCTCACCGTAGCCAATCGGTAAATCAGGATCCTGACCGTACACGTTGGTTGGCTGAAGGACTGGACCGGAACCAGACCGACTCAGCAACTCCATCGCCAGTTCGCGCATCGATGCCATTAGCGCATGTCTCGGATCATGTCTTGCAGCAGCCGGGCACTTCTGACGGACTTCTCTTCGGTCTCGTTTTCAACCCGGACATTGTCCTGCTGAATACCGGCTAGGGTTTCCATCGTTCGCGCCTGCTCAAGCTCAGTGCTTGCGCCGGTTTCTAGGACTCTGGCCTGCTGTAACTCAGCATCCGCGATAGTCTTCACAACGTCCGCCCGGGCCTTAGCAGCCTTAGCCGTGGCCTCTTCAGCCGCAGCCTGTAGGAACACCGCGTTTGGATCTGGCTTCTGATTCTGCATCGCCGCCATCATCTCTTCTGTCTCTGCCTCTGTGGGCTGTACAACTCCCATTCTGATCAGCTTCTGACGGAAGAAGTCACGAACCTCACTGATACCTTCGCCCTCCATGTTCATCATCGCCATCGAGCCTAGAACTGACTGCATCTCAGGGTCGCCAGTGATCTGCATCATGCCGGTCAAAGCCCGAACAGTCGCGCTGCGCTTGCTAGACGATGACGGGCCAACGTCAACGTCAACGTCAAATGACGCCTTGGTAAGATCGTTCTCGGTGATCACCTCGCCAATTTCACTGATCGCTGGGGTCATCAGGGTGATCGAGTCAACCGTCTCAGTCACATCGATGACCTTCATTCTGCGGTCCTCTTCGACGTACAATTCCTTTGCCATACTCAACCAGACTTGACCACAGCGCCGCATGGCCTTGGAAAAGTTCGACATATAAATAAACGTCTGCATGTCTAAACGCGTCTGGATCAGCTCTACGGCCTTACCAGAAAGGTTTGACGCCATCTCGTCGCCCTGAGTCTGGTTGCCCATGATTTCCATCATGTCCTGCTCGGTAACTTGCAGGAGCGCAGCCAAAGTCGGCGGAATCGCTGGCGGCTTGGTGTAGCCAACCGGACCGGCAATCGCCTGCTGACCATTCGCGTCAGTGATTGGGTTTACCAGAAGGTAGGGGTAGTCAACCAAGTTATCCTCGGACCACATCACCTGATGACCGGCAACCTGTTCGGGTAGCAGGATTGGTTTTTCAATGCTTGAGAGTGCTGAGATCTCTGCGAGCTTGGATAGCTGCATGTTCTTCAGCCGCTGCGCGTCCTTGGCTAAACGAACGTGGCCCATACATCTTTCGATGTTGTCGATGTACCACCGCTTGCCAAAGGTCGGGATGATTGGGATGCACTTACCAGCAATGTAGCCGCAGTCCTCAAGGATTTGAGCGCCGCTCATAACGTACTTGTGGACCTTTTTCTTCTTGACGCGCTTCTGTCGAATCTCGCGGGTTCCAACTGCTGCGAGCATTTCTTCTAGCTGCTCATCTTCTTTAAAGTCATAGGTAGTGTACCGTTCTTCGGATCCGTCCAAGGTCTCAAAGATTCTGACAGTCTCGCTGATCGTCTCAACCTTGTAATACTCGGCAACGTAAACAACGTCAGGTGTCAGCCAGTCGAACTCACTCTGATGAACCGTCTTGGGCCAGCTTGCAGGGTCATCACCATAGGTCTCAATGTATGACTCATACGTCATCGCGCTAATCACGAAACATTCGATGGCGTCAGCCTTGTCCTGACGCTTGGCGTTCAGGTCAAAAAATACTGAGGTGTCGGCATCGTAGATCGGCTCCATGCGGATTCTTTGCCGGTCGTCGTCGTCGTTCTCTTCGTCCTCGTAGACGGCTCGCAGTCTCCACGCACCAAAGCCACCACCGACGGCCTCCTCGAAAGCATTGTCGTAAGCTTCGTTGGCGGTTGAATCCTTCTCATCCGCCCGGTAGAGGCCATCACAGACCTCAGCCAACTTGTCGTTGGGCTGACCGTCCTTGGATGTGAAGTCAACGGTGACCCGGTTGTTTCGATACTCGCTGATGATCCGAATCACACTCAGCGCAATCTTGTTAACTTCGAGCTTCGGCTTGTTTTCAAATTGACTAGCCAATGGGCCTTCCCACTGGGCACCGTTGATTGAATAAAATCGGCGATCCTGCAAGCACTGCAAACGCTCATCACGAAGCGCAGATTGAATTGTGGAAAAACTTTTGAGTGCGTCAGCGTGTACGTTGGATAGCCGCTGATCGGTTGTCATTCGAGCCATGATAAGTCCTCGGTTGTCAAGCCATTATCTACCAGCGGTGAACGGTTGGCAATGGCGCAAAATTTTGGGCTGGCGTGACCGGATTGGCTCGCCTAATGCCCTCGCAGGCATATCTTAGCGCATCGATCACATGGTTCTTCTTGTCCTCAAGAATCGGCAGCACCTGATTGGTTGATGGGTCGGTCTTGTAGCTGTACAGCATCAGCTCGTCGATGGTGTGAACGCAGCGTGGATGAACCACAATGTCGTAACTTTTCAGCCACTCGATACCCTCCTCAACGGACTTCGGACCCTTCACTGCTGACATGATCTTAGGGAACCCATTCTTCCGCATGTGGCTAATCGTCTCAGGTCTCGCGCTGTCAGCCACGATAGGCCACTTTTCGGATTCAGGGATCTGCATGAACAGGTCAGGCGTGTCAGTGATCTCGCAGCCCACCATATACGCCTCGTGGTCAACGTAGAGCGTCCTGCCGACGATATGACACCGAACTAATACCGTTGGGTCAACTGAGAAGCCCCAGTCTGCACCAAGCCTGTGGATCGCGTCTTCTGGTGCATCAAACTCCTCGATGCACCAATTCCTGAACACTCTGCTCTGACTGTTTTTCAGGTACGCACCCTTCCAAACGTGCTGGAATTTGTCAGGATCCCGGCGCTTGTCGTACTCCATCTCGTCAGCAAGTACGTCAGGAAACCAAGGATTGTCCTCGAAATTGACCTCAATGACTGTGGACTTTGGCGGCGGGTTATCGCCACGAAGCAGCCAGTTGACCGGGTCGTTCTCGTTTCTGGGG